TAGAAGAGACAAAAAGACTCAAGAGTCTAATGAACAGCCACAGCCTAAGAGATCACGTATAATTATTAATAGATTACCTGATTTGCATAAAGGATCTATTGGTCCGTTACCTATAGCTCATTTTGTAAAAGCTAAATATTTAGCATCTAAAGGCATACCTAACTTAAGGCCAGATAGATATGTAGAGGTAGACGTAGAATTTGCAAAAAGAATAGCAAGAGATTTTGAAAATGCTAAAAATGAACCAGATAACCCTACAGTTATTGAATCATATAAAGCTATGGCTGATGAAACATTTGATCAATGGCGTTTTATCAAAGAGACAGGTTTAAATATTGAGTTTATCAAGCCAGATCAATCTAATCCTTATCCTAGAGCTTCAAAAGATTTATTAATAGATATTAATAATAATAATCATATGTGGGTTTTCGCTACAGACGATGGCTTTGGTAGTGACGGGATAACAGAGCAAGATATTAAAGTCAATCCATTGCTACAAAAAACTGGTGAAATAATAGATGGCAGAGATGTACGATATAATGATCTATTTAGAATAGTACATGATTATTTTGGTCATGCATTAGAAGGTGCCACATTCTCACCAAGAGGCGAAGAGAACGCATGGCAGGCCCATGTACTTATGTATTCACCATTAGCCGCTAAAGCCATGACTACAGAGACTAGAGGTCAAAACTCTTGGTTGAATTATAGTGATGCAGTAGGAGACTTTAATAGAAATAGTAAAAATAAAGCGGAAGAAACAATATATGCTGATCAAAAGATTACATTGTTATCAGACTTTGTTGTTAATGAAAAATTAGCCAATAGTATAAAAGGAGAAATAGATGAAAGAACTTTACGAGCAAATGAACAACTTGGTGAAACAGGAGATGTTGGAGTTGACAGAGGAGGAGATGAAGGAGGAGGAGGAAGACGTAGCCCTATACGAAGCACGTTTGAACCGACAGAAAAAGGGAGGGAACCTAACTTATCTCCGCAAAAGACAGTCAAGCTAACACATTTCTCTTCTAAGGAAGGCCTTCAAAGCATAGATCCAGAAAAACAAGGATCTGGACCGTTGCGTGGCGAAGAAAGAAGAAGAACTTTTGAAGGATACCCTGCAAGAAGTTATTATGCTGTTAATATTGACGATCCCAATGGATACAATCCTGAACAAGGTCTTGGAGAAAATATTTATGAAATAGATGTTCCTTACGAAGGCATGTATGATTGGGAAGCTGATCCAGAAAAGTTTAATGATGCAGCAAATTTAGAGCTAGATAGAGATAGGCCTGACATAAGGGCTACTACTGGCAGACTTAATTACATTACTACTGCAAAAGAAAGAATGATTAAAGATTCCGGTGCAACAGGATACTGGATTAATCATCCTACTCGCGGTCCAATGGCAGCTATGTTCTATGAATTAACTATGCCTGAAACATATCAAGCTAAGAAATATGATCAGGCATATAAGGATTCAATAAATCAAAAGCGTGGTGTTGATGCTAAAAGAACTATGCGATCTGTGACTAGAGTTGTTGGTCAAGAGCATACTGTTAGCACTAGATTTCCTACTGCAGGATCAAGAGAAGCAGATCCATCTACAAACTTAATGTTTATTAATGGAGAAACAATAAAAAATGATAAAAAATTAGCTGGTCAAGCAGCTAATATAATAAAGAAATATAACTTATCAGAAAATTCAAAAGATTACGTAAACTTTTCAGATCAAGAAATAATTGAAGATCACATCGAAGCGATGACAGATAATATTTTATTTGTTCATGACACCTATCAACCTGAATACAGAGAAAGGTCATCTAAATGGTATGATGGGGCAAGAGCTATAGTTGATAGATTTGCAAAAGAATATAATTATCCTCCAGAGGTAGTGGCCGCGGTAATAGCGATACAATCACCACAAAAAGATTGGTTTATGAATGTATCTTTAGGAGAGCGTGTATTAGATATATCTAGAAATCATGGCAATAAAGAGTTTACCCCCGCTATGGTAAAGACTGCTAAAAGAATATATGGCGATAACAAAGCTGCACAAGCTGCTTTAAAATTTATAATGAGTCCAATGAGAAACTCTAGTAGTTTAGATAGCTTAGAGTTTTCTATGCATAGAGGTATGTGGATAAGAATATTTGATGAGACTTATAATGACAGAGGTCATAGAATAGTAACTCCAGAGGGTGAGTTTTTAGATTATGCAAGAAGAAAAGATGGCAACCCTAAAGGCACTGGATGGGGTTCTAATAGAATTTTAGCTAATTCTGCTCAAGCATTAGATTTAACACCTAATACATCTCTTCAAGAAATATCTATTTTATTAGGTGATAGACATAAAGTTAGAAGTTTTTTTAACAATATGATTACACCCATGTCTCCTGACGGTCATTCTACCATAGACACGCATGCTGTTGCTGTAGCATTTTTTAAGCCTTTAAGTGGTAAAGCTATTGAAGTTGAGCAAAACTTTGGCATCTACACAGGTAGAGGCAAGTCTGAAAAATATGGAGTTATACCTAACTCTTCTGTTACAGGCGCTAGAGGTATGTACGGATTAATAGCAGACGCTTATGCAAGAGCTGCTGAACGAAGAGGTGTTTTACCAAGACAAATGCAATCAATAACATGGGAGCCAATAAGAGGTTTATTTCCTGATACATTTAAAAACAAAAGAGAAAACATAGAAAATATAAATCGTATATGGCAATCATATACTGACGGTGGTTTAACATTAGATGAAACAAGAGAGGAGATTATAAATGCAACGCCAGCAGGATTTACGGAACCAAGTTGGGCAAGACCCATTGATACAATACCTGAATTCAGTGGAAATTCCAGTTACGAGAGAAAGTTATCTAGACCTTATGTACCCGGAAGGAATACCAGAGATGACAGCGGAGTTGGAGGAACAGTTGCCGGAGAGCCTTCGACTAGAAAATCAAGAATAAGGGCAACACCTTTTAGTGATAGACAGCAACAACAAGTTATTAATGATCGTGACATAGCTGCCGCGCAGCAGAACATAAGATACGATAATTTATCAGGTTTGATTGCTAAAGCTCTTAAAATAGCACCTAAGTTTTTATTAAGGGGCAATACAAGAGCGCAAGCTGCTCAGAAAATTGTGCAAAGGTATCAAGACTCATTTCAGCCTGTAGGCTCAATGATGGATGAGTTAAGACAAAAAGGTTACACTATAGCCGATGCTATGGACCCTTATCTTAGAGAGTTGAATTCATCAGGTATAATTGGTTCTAATATAATAGATCAAGAAACAACTATTGTTAAACCAATGTTAGAAGATATAGAAAAACTTGATTTTACAGAAGATCAAATAAATGAATTAGAAAGGCTATCTACTAGTGCTTCTCTAGATATACAAGATGGTGGTTTTGTTAAAAAGGCAATTGAAGTTGCTCCAGATCAAAGAATTGCTGTTATAGATGCTTATTTGTACGCTATGCATGCCAAAGAAAGAAACTTACAAATACAAGCTAAACACAAAAGAGGTTTAGGTTCTGGTATGTCAGAGGCAGAATCTAATGCCATACTTGATTGGGTTGATGGATTGTCTGATGCAGATAAGAATATAATTAGAAATGTAGATGCGTATGTAAAAAGAATAATAGAAAGCACTAATAATATTAGATTTGAGGGTGGTTTAATAACACAAGAAGAATATGATGGAAGAACAAGATTTCAACATTATGTTCCTTTACGTGGTGATTTAGATGCAGATCAAGAGTTTAAAGATGACGATAAAAACGCTAAAAGAAGAACTGTTAATTATTTTGGAGCGTTAGGAAAAGAAGATAAGGCGGCTCGTGGTCGTGGCCCTAAGTATGCAGAGAACCTTTTAGCATCAGCTATTTCACAGAACGTAAGAGCTATTGATAGATCAGAAAGAAACAAAGCTGGTCAAGATTTATTAAGATTACTTAGAGGTCAGGAAGAGCAGGAAGATGGTAGTTTGGCTACAAACGATGCATTAGCTGCCGACTTACAACAAAACTTTGCTGAAATAACAGATGTTCAGGATGTTAATGATCCTTATCAGTTGATTGTAAAAGAAAATGGAGAACAAGTTTACGTAAACTTTTACAGAGAGAGTTTAGCCAGAGCGTTCAAGAGCCACTATGAGCCGAAACAACATATTCCAATTATCCGTGCTTTGGCTAAATTAAATAGGTTTTTATCAAATATTAGCACTACTTATAATCCAGCCTTCGTTATACCTAACTTTGCAAAAGATTTAGAAACAGCATTGGTAAATATACAACAGCATGATGCAGAGGGTGTTACAAAAGAAATATTAAGAGATGTTGGCAGTGCGATTAATGGCATAAGAAAAGTATTAAGAACAACTGATGACACTAGCTTTTGGTCAGAAGAATACAAAAAATTTGTTAAAGCAGGTGGTAAAAACGCTACTAACCAAATGGGTACAGTAGAAGACCAGATGAACAATATGAATGACTTATTAACTAAGATTAGTAAGACGACATCATTAGGTTTAAATAGGAAAAATTTCTTTTATAAAGGTGGTCAAAGCCTCTTAAAGTTCTTAGATGATTACAACACAATGATTGAAAATGGTGTTCGTGTAGCTACATTTACTAATTTAAAGAAAAGAGGGTTCACTGATGCTAGGGCTGCTGAGGCAGCTAGGAACGTTACAGTAAACTTTGCCAAAGGTGGTGAAGATAAAGTCTTTATGAATTCTTTATATTTATTTTATAATGCATCTTTACAGGGAAGTATGGCTATATTTAATGCAGCTTATAAGTCATCTAAAGTTAGGAAGTTATTAGGTGGTTTAATAATATATGGCATACTTCAAGATCAGTTAATGGCTTTCTTTAGAGATCCTGAAGATGAAGACGAACAAAATCCTTATGATAAATTAACAGATTATCAATTAGAGCATAATTTAGTTTTTGGTAACTTTGGTCTTTCTGATGAAAAGTTTACTACAATACCATTAGCTTATGGACTTAATATGCCATTTAATTTAGGCAGAGCTTTAAGCCGCTATACACGAGGCGAATATACTTTTGGGCAAATGTCAGACAGTATTTTTGGTACTACTATGGAAACTTTGTCCCCATTTGGTGCAATAGAAAATTGGGAGTCTTATATTGTTCCAACTGCACTTAAACCTGCGGCAGAGATGATGTTAAACAAAAATTATAGAAATGATCCTATATACAAAGAAACGCCTATGTACGCTTCAAGATCAGGTGCAGATGCATATACTCATTGGGGTACTACCGGTCCGGTATCTAAGTTTATAGCACAAACTATAAATGACTACACCGGTGGAGATGAAGTAGAAAGTGGATTAATAGATGTTTCTCCGGATACATTAGAATATTTTTACGAGTATGTGATAGGTGGGGCAGGTGCTTTTATTGGAAGATCTGCAAATCTTGGTGCTGAAGTTATACCAGCCATAGCTACGGGAGACTTTAGCGAGATAAATGCATACCAAATACCATTTGTCAGAAAGGTTATTACTCAGCCATCTGAAAGGGTAGATACATCTAATTATTTAGAGAAGAGAAAAGAGCTATTTACGATATTTGCTAGAATAGATTTAGCTAGAAGACGAGGTGAACCACAAAATATACGTAACTTGATGTCTAGATACGATGACGAGATAAAGGTGTATGGCAGATTTAAGGCTCTAGACAATGCTAGAAACAGATTATTGAGGCAAATCAGAGAGTTGGAAAGAAACCTTAGAATACCGGATGACGTTAGAACAAGGCTAATAAAGCTAAGAACTGAAAGAATACAAGAGATTATGAAGAAAGGTATTCTCTTAATGAGAAGTGTGGGGATACGAAAGACTGCATGATAGTAGTTGGATGATTATGAATAAGGGGCATGGACAAAAGTTTACGTAAAGTTTTACTATTGCAGTCAACGCCCCGGGGAACATAATAGATAGTCTATTTATTTTTTTTTAGTTTTTATTAACTCTTTAAGATACCATTCGGCTTTTAATAAGTCTTCTAAACTGTTCTTGTTCTTATGCCTGTATCTCCAAACATACTTAATAATATTTCCTTGTAAGTAGTACTCGTATCCATTTTCGCATGCGGATTTAATTGCATCGATACATTCTACCTTACCTTTTCTGTAATGATTAGGTTTATTAACCTTGTCATTCTTCATCTAAATACTCCTCTATATCGCTAATCTTATGTTGATTGATGAATATTGGAGTGTCATCGCCAACCCATGCACCTATGGTATTAAAATCAAACCATTCCACAGCCTCTTCCTCACTCCATTTATTGTCATGCATCAATATCATTATGCATTTATCATAGTCATATAATGCCACTTGATTTCTACTGAAAGCACTTATAGTAGTTCCTATAAATGCTTCCTTGTATTCATCGTATAATTTCATTTTAGTCCATGCTCCTTGTGATGACAGCTAATGCAAAGCAAATCACATTTAGCTATTTCTGCTTTTATATTTTCCATAGAATGGTTCTTGCCTACCAATCTAGATATATTGTTAATCTTTGTATTAGGATCTCTGTGATGGAAATGCAATATATCCGGATTATCTTTGTATCCACATGCCATACATCCAACCTCTTTTTTGTAAGCACTTACTTGCAATCTTTTTTCTGCTTTTCGCCTAGCATTAAGTCTGTTAGTAGCTTTGTTTTTAAATCTTTCATTAGCATCATTCTTGGCTTGTTCTTGAGTTAAGTTCATTTTTAAAGAATTTTTTACCAAGAAACTTTCTAAGTCTTTATTAAAGCTATTGTAATTTTCTAATTTGTCTGCCAATTTTCTAAACTGACTTGCCATACAATTATAAGTAATTTGCTTACTAACCTCGTCTTCAGAGTATTCTTCAATAGATATCATGTATCCGTCTAATTTTTTCTTTACTCCATCAACAATGCCAAAAGCATTTTCTACTTTTTTATCTATTTTCATTGTTCTCTCCCTTTACACCGCTGCGGATAAATCAGAGTGTGCAATTATTTTAAAATCTTTTATATCAAAGTGGCATACCGGCTCTTGATCTTGCCAATCTCCTCTATCAGATCTACCACCTTGCTTTACCTCAAAGTCTGAAAAGAAATCTATCCATCCGGTTGCGTCTGACCAACTCACAAATAAAACTGATTTAGTTCCGGTAACGGATGCTAGTCTTCTGGCTTTCATGACCTTAGATAAAGATATTATATAAGTTGAAAAGTCATGTATTGAATTAAGTCTGCACTTTACTTCAGCAAAGCCTAACAGCTTATCGTTTCTATACATGACGTAATCTAACTTATAAGTTAAAGGTAACTTTGAATAAGACATATCCCATTTATCTGACATATGTCTTAAAACATTTTTTTCTTTGTCTAGGTTATCTTTGGATTCGTATTTTACCCTAGTCATAACTTTACGTAACTTTTTGGTTTCGTTGTTCCTCAAGCCATTCTTTAACTTCCTTTTTGCTCCAAATATTCTTTTCTCGTTTTTCAGATTTCATCAAAGGGAAAGGTTTTGGGAAATTACGTTCATCATTATATATAACTTTATAAATTGATTGTTTTGAAACCATAAGCATTGTAGCTAATC